TTCCCAGACTCTTTCCCTACTAGCGTAGGTAGAAACACCCCCCATCGTTTTTATTTACCTCCCCCACCCCCCTATATTTTTTGTGCTATATTATGTGTAGGTATTTCTGGAGCGCACCAACGCCCTGCATGTATGGCAATTAACGTAGAACCTACAAACACACACCCTCACCCCTATTCGACGGAGGATGATGAGGTGTCTTCGTTTGCTGATGCGCTTACGGTTGCTGCTAATACTCAGTCTCTTATAGAGCAGTTAGGCGGGCCACCGGAGATGACACCGGAAGATGCACAGGCCGCAGCAGCCACCCTTCAGGCTGCGCTTAAAACACAGAATGTACGCGCCTTAAACACTGCACCGGTTGCGTTTGCTGCGCGGGAGTTCATTCGTGTGTATAGCGCGAGGCTGGCGGCTGACATTTCTGATGTACGAACGTCGATAACTAATAAGTTACTAGAGCTAGCTAACTGTGGTGACCCAAGGTTTGAGCTTAAGGCTCTGGAGTTGCTGGGCAAGCATAGTGATATTGCGCTATTTACAGAGCGCAGCGAGGTGACGGTCAACTACAAGTCATCTTCTGATTTGGAAGAAGCTATTAAGGAACGGGTCAAGCGCCTGCTTAATGCGGATGTAGTAGATGTGACCCCCATAACCCCCGAGCATTTGGACGAAGAGCTAGGTGTATCAGGAGAGTATGCAGATATTGTAGTATCCAAAGAAGTCGCATCCCGCGCTGACGAGTTTGCTGCAAGTTTGTCAGGGGCAAATACATAATAATGAGTGCGGAAGCGCAAAATGTATTAAACACGGTGAGTCTTAAGGACATACCTAGTATATTGCACCTATTACAAGAGTCAGAGCAGGCAAAGCTGCTGGAAGACCTGAAGCTGCTTGAGAATATGAAGGGCAAAGAACTGGCGCAAACTAGGTTCATGGCCTTCGTGCGGCAGATGTGGCCTGCGTTTATATCCGGCAAGCACCATGAGATTATGGCCGAGGCTTTTGAGCGGGTGGCTAGTGGGGAGTGCAAGAGGCTCATAATTAACATGCCGCCCCGCCATACTAAGTCGGAGTTCGCGTCTTGGCTGCTCCCATCGTGGTTTTTAGGCAAGTTCCCGCACAAAAAAGTCATCCAAACGTCCAATACGGCTGAGTTGGCAGTGGGTTTTGGTCGGAAAGTACGTAATTTGGTCGATTCTCAGGTGTATCGTGATGTATTTCCGGGTGTTTCGCTACAATCTGACTCAAAAGCAGCCGGTAGATGGAATACTAACAAAGGTGGTGACTACTTTGCTATCGGGGTAGAGGGTACGGTAACGGGTAAGGGTGCGGATATACTCATTATTGACGACCCGCACTCTGAACAAGACGCAACAATGGCGGAAACCAACCCCGAAATCTACGACAAAGTCTATTCTTGGTACACATCTGGCCCACGGCAGCGGTTACAACCGGGTGCTTCAGTCATTATAGTGATGACGCGTTGGGCAAAGCGGGACTTGACGGGGCAGGTGATAAAAGCTGCCACCCAGAGGGGTGGTGAAGAGTGGGAGGTGATAGAGTTTCCGGCTATTTTTGACGACGAACGACCCCTTTGGCCTGAGTTTTGGTCGCTGGACGAGTTACTAGCCCTCAAAGATGAGCTTCCGGTAGCCAAGTGGCAAGCGCAGTACATGCAGCAACCCACCTCCGAGGTGTCGGCTATCGTCAAACGGGAGTGGTGGAGGCTATGGGACGAGGACAGGCCACCTAAATGTACGTTTAAGATTCAGTCTTGGGATACGGCCTTCCTTAAGACCGAGCGGAGCGACTACTCCGCCTGTACGACGTGGGGGGTGTTTTATCTGGAGGACGCCACCGGCAAGGAGCAAGCTAACATCATACTGCTCAATGCCTTTAAAGAACGGATGGAGTTTCCAGAGTTAAAGCAGGTAGCCTTCAAGCATTATAAAGAGTGGAACCCGGATGCGTTGATTGTTGAGGCTAAGGCCACGGGCGCACCGCTGATATTTGAGTTACGTGCCATGGGTATACCGGTACAGGAGTTTGTCCCCAGCCGGGGTAATGACAAGATAGCAAGATTGAACGCAGTAGCTGATATATTTGCCTCTGGTAAAGTATGGGTGCCGGGCAACCGCTGGGCAGAGGAGCTTGTGGAGGAGGTTGCGAGTTTCCCTTCGGGGGAGCATGATGACTTGGTGGACTCTATGACACAGGCGCTACTACGTTTTAGGCGCGGTGGGTTTATACCGTTGCAGTCCGATGAACCGGAACCACGCAGAGAGTTTAGGCGGCGTGTACAGGGATACTATTAAGGATAAATTATGGCAATGGAAAAAGGTTTATACGCAGCCCCGGTTGGTATTGATGAAGCCGCTGAGCAAGGGACTCCGCTGGAGATTGAGATAGAAGACCCGGAGTCCGTTACCATAAACATGGACGGTACAGAGATTCGTATTGGCAAAGAAGAAGAAACGGAAGAAGAATTTTCCGATAACCTTGCGGAGTACATAAGTGAGAACCAACTACAGTCCCTTGCAGCAGACCTTTTAAGCGAGTTTGAAGATGACATAAGTTCGCGTAAGGACTGGATGCAGACTTACGTTGATGGCCTTGAGTTGTTAGGCATGAAGATTGAAATTAGGACAGAACCGTGGGAAGGGGCATGTGGTGTGTATCACCCACTGCTCGCTGAGACTTTGGTTAAGTTCCAGTCTGAAACCATGATGGAGACGTTCCCCGCGATGGGGCCAGTCAAGACTGAGATTATAGGCAAAGAAACCCCTGAGAAAAAAGAAGCCGCGCTGCGGGTTCAGCACGACATGAACTACCAGTTGACGGAGAAGATGACAGAGTATCGCCCTGAGCATGAGCGCATGTTGTGGGGCTTGGGGCTGTCAGGTAACGCCTTCAAGAAAGTGTACTACGACCCGTCATTTGAACGGCAGATGTCCATCTTCGTGCCCGCAGAAGACATGGTGGTGCCTTATGGTGCGAGCAATTTACAGACTGCGGAGCGTATCACGCACGTGATGCGCAAGACTAAGAATGAGTTGTTGAAGTTGCAGGTAGCGGGGTTCTACAGGGAGCTTGATCTTGGCGACCCGGTTAACTCGTTGGATGAAGTAGAGAAGAAAATAGCCGAGAAGATGGGCTTCCGTGCGACTACGGACGACCGGTTCAAAATCCTTGAAATGAACGTGGACTTGGACTTGGTAGGATACGAGCATGAGGACAAAGATGGGTGCCCCACGGGTATCGCGCTGCCTTATGTAGTTACTATTGAGAAGGGCACGCAGAACATATTAGGTATCCGTCGTAACTGGCAACCGGACGATAAGACCCACGCCAAGCGGCAGCACTTCGTGCATTACGGGTACATCCCCGGCTTTGGCTTTTACTACTTCGGCTTGATACATCTGATCGGGGCTTACGCTAAGAGTGGCACCTCTCTGATAAGGCAGTTGGTAGATGCGGGCACGCTGTCTAACTTACCCGGTGGACTGAAGACGCGAGGTATGCGGATCAAGGGTGATGACACACCTATCTCTCCCGGTGAATGGCGAGACGTGGATATTCCGAGTGGTGCGTTACGGGATAACGTAATGCCGTTGCCATATAAGGAACCAAGTCAGGTGCTGATGGCGTTGATGAATCAGGTAGTAGACGAGGGGCGGAGATTCGCCGCTGCCGCTGATTTAAAAGTATCTGATATGTCTTCTCAAGCTCCGGTGGGCACTACGTTGGCTATTCTTGAGCGCACGCTGAAGGTGATGAGCGCAGTTCAGGCGCGGATACACTACGCCATGAAGCAAGAGTTGCGGTTGCTTAAAGGCATCATCAGGGACTACACCCCAGCAGAGTATAGCTACGAGCCGGAAGAAGGTACGCGCAGGGCTAAGAAATCTGACTACGACCACGTAGATGTCATACCGGTTAGTGACCCTAACGCCGCTACCATGAGTCAAAAGGTGGTGCAGTACCAAGCAGCACTTCAGTTGGCGCAATCGGCTCCTCAGTTATACAACCTACCGTTGTTACATCGGCAGATGCTGGACGTGTTGGGCATCCGCAATGCTAGCAAGCTTGTGCCTTCGGAGGAGGATAGGAAGCCCGCCGACCCCATAACCGAGAACATGAACATACTGAAGATGAAGCCGGTGAAAGCGTTCCTGTACCAAGACCATCGAGCGCACATACAAGTACATATAGGGGCTATGAAAGACCCACAGATTCAACAGATCGTTGGACAAACGCCCATGGCACAGCAAATCATGGCGGCGATGCAGGCGCATATCAACGAGCATATAGGATACGAGTACCGCAAGCAGATGGAGATGCGGATGGGTGTCATGTTGCCGCCGCCGGAAAAAATAGAAGAGGATGGTATACCGCAGCATATGGAAGTGCAGATTTCGCAACTCGCTGCACAAGCTGGACAGCAACTGTTGCAACAGAACCAGCAGCAAGCAGCAGCGCAAGCGGCACAGCAACAAGCGCAAGACCCGCTCATCCAACTCCAGAAACAGGAATTGGAAATCAAACAGCAGGAGTTGCAACGCAAGGCTCAGAAAGACAAGATTGATGCCGCAGCTAAAGCAGATCAACTTGAAATAGAGAAGGAACGTATCGCCGCCCAAGAACGTATTGCGGGCATGCAGGTAGGTGCGCAAACCGCCAAGAGCAAAGCGGAGCTTGAGGCAAAGCAGCAGTTAGAAGGTCTCCGCATTGGCGCAGACGTAGCGCATAAACAAGTGCAGTTACGACAGGTAAAAAATCAACCTAAGGGCGAATAATGGATACCACGCTTAAAGTACTGGTTCATCAGTACCGAGATAAGCGCATGCAGATAGTAGATGCTGTCTCCAATGGTGCGGCTAAGGACTACGCGGAGTATCGCGCAATGTGCGGTGAGATTAGGGGTCTTCTTATTGCAGAGAATTACGCACAAGACCTTATTAAAAACTTGGAGACATCTGATGAGTGAAATATTTATAGGGCAAGACGCGGCCAACCCGGAGCAGTCTACAGTCCTACCTGACACACCGGAGCAAAAAGCAAAGCAGCTTCCAATACCTTCTGGCTTTCACATTCTTTGCGTAGTCCCTGAGGTTGATGGGGCTTATGAAAGTGGCATTGTTAAAGCAGACATTACTAAGACATACGAAGAACGGCTCACCACTGTGTTGTTTGTCGTTGCTCTTGGGCCGGATTGCTACAAAGACCTAACTCGCTTCCCTAGTGGGGCTTGGTGCAAACAAGGAGACTTTGTTCTGGTTCGTCCTAATACGGGTTCACGCTTGAAGATTCATAATCGTGAGTTTCGTATTGTTAATGATGACGCAGTTGAAGGAGTTGTCGAAGACCCACGTGGTATTGCCCGCGCATAAGGAGATAAATCATGGCGAATGAAGCATATAAGTTTCCCGACGAAGTAGATGACGTACAACCAGATATTAAAATAGTTGTAGATACTTCAGGGCAGGAAGAGCTAGACGATAAGCTAATTATCGAAGTTGAAGACGATACTCCTTTAGAGGATCGCGGGGTACGCCCGTTACCTAGAGAAATTGTAGACTCCTTGGATAAAGACGACCTTTCTAGTTATGGCAAGAAGGTTAAAGCCCGTTTATCCGAGATGCGCAAAGTTTGGCACGATGAGCGCCGAGCTAAAGATGACGCTGTACGCGGGCAGGAGCAGGCTGTTTCTTTTGCGCAACGGATACTAGAGGAGAATAGACGCCTTAAAACTACCCTATCCGAAGGGGGCAAACAGTTCGCTACCACGGTACAAAATGCTGCTGCTCTTGAGGTAGACGTAGCAAAACGGGCCTATCGGGATGCTTATGATTCCGGGGATGCTGACAAATTGGTAGAGGCGCAGCAGAAGCTTACTGAAGCCAGCATACGCCAAGATAAGGCGCAAAGTTTTAGACCCCCTGTACAAGAGCTAGGGAATAGGGTAGAACAGCCACAAAGCACAGTTTCGCAAGAACAGTCTGCACCCAAGGTTGATCCCGAAACTGCAAAGTGGTTAGACACAAATACTTGGTATGGGCAACGTGGCAATCGCGTAATGACAGCACATGCGGTGGCAGTCCACGGTGACCTAGAAGAGCAATACGGAAACCGATATGTAGGTTCCGCAGAGTATTTTAAAGTCATTGACGCAGAAATGCGCAAACACTTCCCCGAGAAATTTTCCGAGGGAACAAAAACGCAAGCCGACGATGAAGAATCGGGGCAGCGCAACCTTAAGCTTTCTTCAGTTGTAGCACCAGCAACGCGAAGCACGGCGTCAAAACGAATTGTGCTGAAAGCAAGCCAAGTAAACTTAGCTAAAAAATTTGGCCTGACAAACGAGCAATACGCTCGGGAAATGCAACTACTGGAGAGAAATAATGGCTGAAAATCGTCTCGCTCGTGAACTAGAAACTCGTGAAACCGCACACCGTGCGTCACGCTGGGAGCAACCAACTGGACTGCCCACTCCTCAACCGGAAGAAGGGTATTCGTTCAGGTGGGTACGGACAGCTTTGCTGGGCCAATTTGACCCGACAAATACGTCTGCAAAATTCCGTGAAGGTTGGGAACCTGTAAAAGCGGAGTCACAACCGCATATGCACACTTTCTCCGACTCTAACAGCAGATTTAAAGGCAATATCGAGATTGGTGGGCTTTTACTGTGCAAAATTCCTAAGGAATTCATGGAACAACGCGCAGCGTTTTATAAAAAAGCATCCACAGATCAGGTACAAGCCGTTGATAACAGCTTTATGCAGCAGAACGACGCCCGTATGCCTTTGTTTAGAGACAATAGGTCAACGGTGACGTTTGGCAGCGGTACCAAATAACGTAAATATTTAAATAATTTTCAGGAGTCCTTAATGGCTTATCCTACTGTTTCAGCACCCTACGGGCTAATCCCTGTAAATCTGCTGGGCGGACAGGTTTTTGCTGGTTCAACCCGGCAAATTCCGATCCAAACGGCACATGGCACCAGTATTTACTTTGGTGATGTGGTTCTCATGTCTTCAAATGGCTGTATCACTACGGCTGTTTTGACTGCGACCACGGTCAATGTGGTTGGTATCTTTATGGGTTGCAGCTATATCAACTCATCGGGCCAGCGCATTTATGGTCAGTATTACCCCGCTCTGACCACCGGTACCCCGGACACCACGAGTGCGATTACCGCGTATGTTGCGGATGATCCTGATCTGGTGATGAAGACCGCGATTGTTTCTGGCACTACCACTGTTGC